ATGGCCGGACGTTTTTACGAGATGTTCAACGAAGGGTGGCCGACGAGAGACACAATTACTCCGATGAAATCACGAGTCATGTTCAAGCCGCATTTTTATAACTGGCAGTACGACGATACTGAAATGGCTAAAATTACGGAGATCATTCCAGTGGCTGAAATGGAAATGGGGGAGATTGATTTTGCTGAGTACCAGAAAGATCATAATTTAAGTGACGTTGAAATCACTTACTATTACATGAAGTGGCTACAGGCCGGAGGTAAAAACTCTACCGATGCGGTTAATAAGTTGCATCAAGAATTCCCTACCACCACGGAGGAAGCGTTTCTCTCAACCGGTCAGGCGTATTTCCCAACTGCTAAAGTGTTTGCGATGATGCAGAAAGTGGTTAATGGTACGCGCGGGGAATTATCGAAAGACGAAAAAGGTGAAGTTAAATTTCAAGAGTTTTCTGCCGGGAATTTAGAAGTGATTGAAAAGCCGATAAAAGGTATGCGGTATGTGATCGGGGGTGACACGGCAGAAGGTCTCGCCCACGGAGACAGTCAGTGTTTGTACGTACTAAAACATTCAACGGAAGAGTGTGTGGCTGTTTATAAATCCCAAGTGCCTCCGGATGAATTTATTACTGAGGCTTTCAATCTGGGCAAGTATTACAACTGGGCGCTGCTTGGAATTGAATCAAACAAAGACGGGCTGTGGGTAAACGATGGTCTTGATAAGCTGGGGTATGTCAATCTCTATTACCGAAAATCATTTGACGATATCACGAAAAACATCACCAAGTTTTTTGGTTGGAAAACCACAGCAGCGACTCGACCGTTTGCGCTGGCGGCGCTCAAGGCTATTTTCTTGAAAAAAGAGGGTGGATTTCCGATGGCTATTCTAGTAGAGATGATTACGTTCTTGCGAAATATGAAGGGGCGACCAGAAGCGCTGGCCGGTAAGAACGATGACGTGGTTATGTCCGCATCGATTGCTTATGCCATCTTACAAGAAATCGGAACGTACGTTGTTCAATCAAGCGATAGCGAAGGATTTTCATATGCTAAAGCCATCTTTGGCGAAACTCAGAATCAAGACCGATTAGTAAATCATTCACAACACCAATCAGAAACCTCGGGAGTAAGAGAGTTATAATACCTTCATGGGTCGCAGATACAAAAGCCTACACCACAATCTCCAGCCGGGAGAGAATGTTGTATTCCATCGCGAGCATCGATCACCTCGTAATCGCAGTCTAAATAAAATTAGAGTTCTTCGTGAGTATAAAAAATCAGATCGTCGAAATTGGAAAAACACTGTCAAAAATCAAAAATATTTGCTAAACCTTGAGAAAAAAAAGAAATAGGTGGTATATTTATGAGAATAGCGAACTTGTTTTAATTTTAAAAGACTTTATTATTACCGATATGTATAAAAAAACCGATTCACCTGAAGAAGCTGAACTTTTGGGTGGAGAAAGTACCTCTAGCACAACTAAGAAAAAAACTGTCTCTGATGAAGACAAAGCTTCTTACCTTTTTGTTGAGGATAAGAAGAAACTGATGAAAGAATCTCAATACCGAAAGCGGTTTGACGAACTTTCAAAAGAAATTGAAGCTAACATTATCAACACCACCGTCTCTTACGGCAAAAAAGTGTACGAAGAGACTGGTTGGGGGTCAATGGTTTTCTATAATAAAATGTCCAACGGCGCGTACGATATCAATGTGTATCCGCAAAAGATAAACGGCCAAAACGACAACAAATCTGGCGTGCCAGTGTCTCAAGAACCAATTGCTCTATCTAAAATTCTTATTGCTACATCGGTCTTGGCTGGTAAAGTCCCCGATTGTGAGGTGGTTGGTGACGATAAAATTTACAACAAGGCAGCTCACGAACTATGGAAGCGGACTTGGACATTGAAAGGTGGAAATGGTCAGAATACTTTGGAGCGAACGTATCAAAATCTATTTACCTACGGATGGGCCGCTTGGCGGACTTACCCGAGACGAGTTTCAGTCAAGCGAAAAGGAATCGACAAGATTCTGTTTGACGATATCTATCGAGAACCAATGGATCCAGCCCGGACTTGGCTTGGAATTGGTCAAAATATCGGTGACTACTGGTCCCAGTTTGAGGTGTACTACGAAAAAGATATTCTTAAAGCAGAACTGTTTAAATTGGTTCCAGAAATAGAGAGCTTTAAGTCACGAAAAAACTTTCTTGAAAAGTGCTCAACTTCTAACGAGTCAAAAGACGAAAATCAATTATTGTCTCAAAATTCATACACTATTGGTTACTACGAAAACGTAATACTTAACCGGTACGTAGTAAAATGTGGAAAGTATATTATTTACGATGGAGAACTGCCAAATGATGATAGTTATGGATCAGTTCTGGTGGTTCGTTGTTTCGCTAAAAATATTCTGGACCCATACGCCGTTGGTTTGTACGAAATGATGCGTGGTAACACAGCCTTGTTTACCTATATCAACTCATTAAACGCGCAGCAGGTTGAAGCCGAAATTTTTCCACTACTGTTTGGCCCGCAAGTGCAAAATGGAACCAATACCTATCGACGGTCTCCGAACATTATTAACCCCAAGAATCCCGGCAGTTCTATTGATGTAGTTAAGACTTCGGGAAACGTCCAGCAAGGAATTGCTTTTGGCCGAGACCAAAAAGTTGCTATCGAAGAAAATACGGGAGTCAACAATATCGTTGCGGGACAAAATGCTGAGTCAACTCTTGGCTCAACCGTAATTATGAAAGAGGCAGCTCTGAACCGATTGACCCCTCCTAAAAACTCGATGATGAACGCTCTGCAAACAGATGCTCACATTGCAATGTCTTGGATTGAACAGACGTACCCAGTGGACAAAGTATTTATGATTGACACAGACGAAAATGTAGCTGAGTTTGCCAAGCAAAATCCTGACTACTTTATTGAAAGCCAGAGCGTGACCGGAGACGACGATGAAACGATTGTTGGCCATGTGGTAACCGCTTCGAGAAACCTTCGAATGAACTTTGACTTTACTCCCGAGGGTGAACTACTTGAAGACGTACCAACTAGAACCATTTCAGCTCGAAATCTGTTTAATGAAATGCGTGAGCATGGTCATAAAAAGGCATACATCGAATTTGTCATGGATCCGGATTCAATGCTTGTGCCTTCAATGGAAATCCAGAAGCAAAACTACATGGCTATTTCTCCATTAATTACAAATCAGATAAATTTAATTTTTGATATTCGTGGCCGAGATCCAGAAGCTGCGGCGGTACAGATGCGAGCGTTTGAGCGGATGTTGAAAATTCAAAAAGAAAATATTTTCGATTACATTCCAAAAGCTATTTACGATCAGATTATTGCTCTACAACCTTCTGAAATACCACCACCATCAACTGAGGAACCAATTGATAAAACCAAACTTTACAAAGATGCTCCAGCTGATGTGCAGCGATCGATTGAAGAGGCAGCTGGATTGCAGCCGTCTGAAAGCGACATGATGGCTCCCCAAACTCCAGGTACAATTCCTCCACTAAAAAGAGAGAATCCTGAAGCTGGAGTCCCCGGACAATCAGATGATCCTAATCTTGGCCGGCCTTTAAGTCCTGGTAATATTCCTCGACCACAATCTCCGATGGGAGCAGCTAATGATGCTAGTATGGGTCGAGCAGCCGCTGGTCCTGGTGGATTTTTTCCTAGTTAATTAAAAAAAATATGTTAGATGAACAATCAGAAATTCAGAAAAAAATTGCTTTTGCTCAAAGTGATCATATTGCTACTGTTATTTCACTTATGAAAGAGTGTGCTCAACAGCAGAAACTTGTAGGAGATACTGAATATGAAACAATAGTAAATGCCGTAACGATGGACGCGCAAGGTGAAATGATTATTAAATTTATTAATGCTATAGACTTCATCAAACAAGGTGGTCTTGTAACCCAACAAAAATAATGAAACAAGCTACCGAACTAAAAAAAGAACACTTTACTCTTCAGGTTAATTATAGTGAAGAGGCCATTGAAAAAAAACTAATGAAGTTTCAAACCAAATCAGGTGATGAGTTTGTGATCAGCGCTGAAGAAATGTCTACTATTTTGATTGGTCAAGTTAATTCCGAATTAGTAGCAGCCACATTTGTTGAATCAGAGCGAGTTGATGTTGTAGAGGTTGAACGACAACTAGCAGTAAGACTAGACAAAGATTTTAAAAAAGGGGAAGAAATTCGCCTCACTTACGTTCACCCTTACCCAGTAGAGTTTGCTCTCATTGAAGAGGCTGCCAAGATTGCTAAAATCCGCATGGATGTTCCAGCTCTCAGGTTAACTAACGAGTATATCGACGATGTACGTAAAAAAATTACTCCAGTTCAACATCGCTTTGTTGACTCATTTTACAAGTTTTTCAAAGGACTATTCTCAAACAAACGAGTCGCTGGTAACCCGTAAAAGTTGCTAGTGACATTATAAAATAAGAACCCCTTGGTGAAGGGATATATCACTGTAGAAATATATGTCGTTAGCGACCAAAAAAAATAAAGCCGAAAAACTCGGAATCGTCTTAGAAGAAGGTGCGACCGAACTACAAATCGATGAATTGATCGATGCAAAGCAAAGCTTTATTGAACAGCAAAAAAAAGAAGAGGCAATCAAAGCTAAAGAAGTTGAGGAGGCAAAAGATAAAGCCAAGAAAAACACCTTCGTACTGAAAGACGTTGACGGAGATGATGTTGATCAGGCCGATTATTTCTTTGCCCGTACTGAGGAAGAGGTAATTGATAAAGTTACTCATAAAGCAACGACAAAAACAGCCCCTCCTTACTTCAATGTAATTTGTGGATTGCCAGTTGATCGAGAAGAGTTGATTGAAGCTTTTAAGTTGCATTTTCCCCCCCGAAAAGGATTTTTGTTTTACAAACTGAAAGATAAAGAAGTGTATTTGGTAATTATTCCATTAAAATATGCAACGACAATCAGCAAATCAAACGAGTCTCGACCTGGTGACTTCCAACGGCACGCCCTTTCTTTTATTGGTGAGGGTTCTGTAAATATTGATTCACTGAAGTTAAAGCTAAAAAGAATTGCAGGTCACTCTTCTATCTCCACAGAGCCACTTGCGTAAATTCCAAAAGACTATTATTATAAAAGTAATTCCAACGGCAACGGTCACGATACGATCGGATAAATATGGATCCAAAAGATGAAATCATAGATGTGAACACTGAAAATGATGAAACAGCTCTTGATGCAGAGCTAGAAGAATCACTCCAAAGTGTTAAAGCTGGAAAGACTCTCGAGGTTAAACCTCCAGAGCAAACTGAAGAAACAGAATCAAATGAACCCGCTGGTGAAGAAGCACCAACTGGAGAAACTGCTACTACAGACGAGGCACCCAGCAATCCTCAAGCAACTGAAGCAGCTGGAGAAGACGAGTTTCGAATTCCTAACAAAGGCAAGTTCGAATCTGATGAGTCTTATGAAAAACGAGTTGAGCTATTTGATCTGGTAAAAAGGAGAAAAGCGGCCAACACTTCAGCAGCAAAAGAAGCACTTTCTGAAAAAATCGCTGAGACAAAGGGTGACCTGAAGACTCTAGGTGCAACAGAAAGATTTACTCAAACAAAGGTTGAGGAAGGACCTATTAGTCCAACCGGAGAAGTAGACCCACAATTGGCAGCAGATCAAGCGCGATTAAAAGAGCTTGGTGGTGCAACTAAAGAGGATATTGCTGAAATTATCCGTCAAGAGAGAGAAACGTCTGAAGTACAAAACGATCTTAAAAAATTCGTGGAAAAACACCCGGATTTAAAAGATGAAGATGTTAGAGAAGTATTCTTTGACTTTGTTGAAAAAAACTATATTTGGCAAGGTAAATCAGGAAAAGAGTTGACTGCAACTCTTGAAATGGCTCGAGAAAATATGTTTCGTCCATCTGAGTCGATACAAGATCGCGTACTAAAAGGAGCCGGAGTTGCTGAAAAAGTAAACGCTATGCAGTTCCCAGGAGGGAACACAAGTAGAGCAGCTTTTACTCCAGAAATACAACAATCTATTGACGAAATAAAAGCGACAGGAATGTCTGAAGAAAAAGCAATTGAATTACTTTCCGACGACTAATAAAACAACCTCTTCGATAATTTATCTAAAAGTATGGCTTTTATTCAAAGTGTCATTAAGAATCCAACTCGATCACTCCAAGAAGTGGCAAAAGGATCTGCAGTAGCAATGACTAAAGGTTTCGCTGTCACGCGAACTGCTGGTCTAGCTGTAAATGCGGCCGCTGCAACTGTTCGGGACCAAATTGTAGGTATTTGTAACCAAGACATTCTAGCAGCGGAAGCACTAGTTCAAGTTCCGGTTATCAATGTCTTCGACCAAGATCTTTGGATTGCTGATACGACAAACAACTCAAATGCTGCTCACAACGGGCAGTTGATGATCATTGGAGCAAACGCAGGTCTGGTAAACAACACAGGAACAACTTCAGCCGTTGGCGTTGTCCAGCAAGAAGGTGTGTATGGTGCTGCAGCTGACAGGAAAATTCTTGTTCGGTTTATTTAGTAATAATTAATCTATCTCACATATATGAATGGAACAATTCAAGACTATGCAGTGATCGTGAACAATGTGA